ACTTATGTAGAGGACTTAGGTTATCAAACAGGGGGAGTTCCGAGAAGTATAGCTACATCTGACGGAACAAGTGAAGTGGGTGGAATAAACGGACACTTAATTTTTGAGCCTATCTATGGTAAAGAACAGCTTGACATGGAAAACGAATTATGGCAACAAGTAGCAATCAAAATTAAATTTAAAAGACCTCCAAGTTTAGCACCAAAAACACAAGAGAACGCAGAGAAGAATACAGGTCAAACATCAATACAACCAGCGGAGGTAGAGCCAAAGCTCAATAGATAAAATGACATTAATAGGAGCAGGTACAACAACATTACCTTTAGGCAAGAAACCTTTTGTCCCAGAGAAATCTAAAGCAGAGCTACAATGTGAAGCTAATGGTGGTAAGTGGGATGCTGCGAATAATACTTGTATTATGCCAGATAAAAAGCCAGAACCTGAACCTAAACCAGAGCCTGTGAAAGAGCCAGAAAAGGAAAGATTTGGAGTTATTGGAACTCCTGGAAGGGGTGGGAAATTAAGTTTTAGAATGCCTGATGGAACACTTTATACTGGATTAAATACTGATGATATTGAATCACTACAACAAACAGCAGATATTCAAACAGAAGCCCAGCAAAAAGAGGCTGAATTTCAACAAAGTCAAAAAGCTATAGAAATAGAACAACAACAACAAATACTTCAACAAACAGGACAACCAGTAAGGAGAGAGTTGGACCCAACACTACAAACTGGTGAGAGATTTCCAGTCGTTGGTCCTTTATTAATCAAAACTAGAAAACTACTAGGTCTATCTGCTAAATCAAATTCTGTTTTAGATTTAATAACTGGAAAAGCTAAGGATGAGGAGTTTTTTGAATTACAGCCAGAAGAATTAAAAACAGTTGCCTTATCTCAAATAGAAAGAAATGAGATTGAGAAGGGATTAACTGATAGTGAGAAGTTTGGTTCATGGGTTGAGGGTTTATCCTTAGGTGGAATGAGTAATTTCATAGCAGAGAAGCCAAGTGAGAATGTTCAGACAATGTTGAGAAGGATTAAAGTAGCAAAGACAGAAGCAACAAATACAGAGATGAAAGTTAAAGATGGGACATATACAAGAAGTTATGGGGAGAGTGAAATTGATAGGATAGAAAACAAAATACAAAGTTTTGAAAGCCGTATAAAAATGTTAATACAAGATAGTCCAGAATTAAAGTTTGACAGCGACGGAGTTAATTTTATTGAAGATAAAATTTTAGAGGCGAGAGTTAGATTATTTTCTGCAAGAATAAATATAGTAAGTGGAGAAACACAAGACCCTTCAGAGATTAATACTTTAATTGCATTACAGGAGAGTATAAAAGCAGAGGATTGGGAAATATAATGGAAAAGAAAAAATGGTTTAGTTGGGGATGGTTAATATTTTGGTGTATAGTTGAACCAGCATTGGGAATACTTTATTTATTATATAAATATTTTACAAAAAATGATGGATAAAAAAAATGTAATTAAACAAAACAAGAATGAAATCACTTATAACCTTATTAATTCTGCACTTGCAGGTTGTTTAGTTTTAGCAGGTAGTGTAGCTGCAGGTAATATATCTGCAACTGGATTAATAGCTGCACTTGGGGCTTCAGTAGTTGTTTTCTTAACAAAGTTTAAGAATTATTGGGATGGAGAAAAGGGTGAATATTCTGATAAAGTTTTTAATTTTATATAATAAACCAAAAGTGAAAGGAGGTAAATTAAAATGGATGAAGAATCTAAAAAAGAAGATAAGAAAGAAGAACCAAAAGCGACAGCTGAAAATAATGATGTTGGGAGTGAGCCAAAAAGCACTCAGCTTATTGACGATGCAAACCTTGCTGCTAAAAGGTTGGAAGAAGCCAACAAAGCCAAAAAAGAATTATTAGACCGAGAAGAAAAGCTACAAGCTAATGCAGCTTTAGGTGGAACAGCAGGCGGTAGACAAGAAGTAGTTAAGAAAGAAGAATCTCCTAAAGAATACAATGATAGAATAGATAAGGAAATATCCGAAGGACAACACGATGACTAAAGAAGAACTTGATGAGAGCTTTGAGATTATTTCTGAAAAAGAAAAACTTTGGAGAGATGCTTTGGTTGCAGCAGAAACTAATTACTTGAAATCAGAGGCTAGTATGTTACAAAATCAAGTTATTATTGACTTAGCTAAGTCAGAAATCAAGAAAGAAGCTGATAAAAACAAAAGTTAATCTGTATACCGAATAACTAAACATTTATATACTTTATTTTTATAATTATTTCATGGCAGACGAATGCATACTAAAGGTTGAAACTGAAATCCCTATTAATTTTACTTGTGCAACTGATGCAACTATCGAGAAAGGAGCAGTTTGTAAAATGACAGACAATATGACCGCTATTCTTTCTGACGGAGATACTGATATTGTAGCTGGTATTGTTCAATCTGAAAAGTTAGCCGCTGAAACTTCTCAAGATAGTGTAGCAATTTATAGACGAGGTATTTTCTCAGGTGTTGCAGGAGCAGCAGGGGTTGTAGTTGGAGAGGCAATAATTACAGATAGTTCTACAAGTTCAGCAAATAGATTAGTTAAAGCTGATAATGATTCAGAGCAGTTAATGGGTATTGCATTAGAAACAGCGACAACTGGAAATAGATTTTTATTTGAATTAAATCCAAGAGCTATACAATTAACTTAAAATGGTAGAAACAGCTGGACAAGCACTAATAAGGGATGTTGATATTACTAAAGGAGCAATCGCAGAGTTCGAAGAAGCATTAATTTTTAAGAATTTAATTTCAGGAAGACCTACAAAATCAAGAGAAGTGAAGTTTTGGTCAAAGACTTCTGGATATTTAACTTTAACTGCTCCTGCAAAATTAAGCAATATTGCACCGGGAGCAAGACCTTTCGTAGCTGAAACTTCTTGGACACCTACTACAAAATACACTATCAAATATATGTTAGACTCTCCTATGATTAATATGGAAGATGAGAGTGATAGTGAAGTTAATGTATTCAGAGATAATGCTAAAGATGTTGTTGAGTCAATCGCTAATGATGTGGATGGAGATATTTGGGATGTTATCACTGAAAATGTAACACCAGTTAATATTAACGCAGTAGCAGCAAACGCAACTTGGGCAGCTGCAAGTGGACAAAATCCTTTCGAGGATATTATGCAAGCAAAGATGGAGATAAGACAGGAAACTAAAAGAAGTATAAGAAATGGAGTTTTATTATTAAATGCTCAGGGAGAAAAAGATTTGTTAGTTTGGTTAGTTACAACAAAAGGTTCAAGTGTTCCCAACTTCGCAAGTGATAAAGTAGGAACTGGAACTATTGATAAGTTCGCAGGGTTACAGGTTGTTGTCTCTGAAAATGTGGTTGCTACTTATGCCTTTGTTGGTGATTTAAAGCAATCTACAGAATACAGAACATTCAAACCATTACAAACTTGGATAATTTCAGAAGAAGGAATTGGTAGAAAGATTAGAGTTTCTACTAATGGAGTTGCTATTCTAAAGAAACCTAAATATAATTGTTTAATAACAGGAGTAGCATAAGATGTCAGATGAAAACAATAAAAAACTTTATGACCATTACAATAATGTAATTAATGGAAATGTGAAATCTGGTAATGCTGTGAGAGATGACCTTAATGTTTCTGATGCTAAAAGACATCTTGCAGACTTGGTTAAGAAAAATCCTAACCTTGTTGTTAAAGAACCAGAACCTGTTAAAGAAACTAAATCTAAGGGGGAAAAATAATGCCAGAAGATATTGAAGATGTAAGGTCTGCGGCTATTACTGATGTATCAAGCACTGATTCTGGAAGTGGTGGAAATGATGCTACCTTTGTAACTGCAATAAATTCTATAATTCTTGCGTTAGAGAAAGCTGGAATTATAGCGGATAATTAAAAATGGCAAGCGGAGATTTAACAGCAAGCACTCCAACAGTATGCGCAACTGCTGCAGAAATAAAAACAGCTGTTGATGCTTTAAATTTAACAGCAGTTACAGACCAATTAATAATAGTTCCGTTAGGAGATATAGGCGGAACAGTTCACGTTTTTAAAGTAGAAAGGGCAGCATAATTTTTTAAACTCTGTTTCTCTATAATTCTATGACAAACCCTAACGAAGGAACAAAGGGAACTGCAGACATTCACAAAGACGATATTCCAGAAGGTATTGGCGACACTCAAAACTTAGTTCCCGAGGGTGTTAATGGTGTTAAGAGCACAGTTCTATCTAAAGAGAGAGTTGGACTGGAGTTATAATATGGCAAAGAAGAAAAGAGTTGTTAGAAGAAAACAACCCCAAAGCATAGTTACTGATGATTTATTTATTCCAAATCATTCTGGGATGTTAGATTCTGGTAAGGTTCATAGAACACCAACAGATGACTTAGACCCAGTTAATAAAAAATATGTTGATGATGAAATTGCTGGGGTAGGGGGTGGGATTGATGCCGATATTATAGTTGTATTGGATGGAGCAGTCGCTACATTAAATGGGAATGTTTTAATACTTCAATAAGATAATAATAACATGGCAGATATAGAAATAGAAAATGTAACCCCTACGGGAACTTGGGATTTTTCTGGTGGAACTGTCATTGGAGATAATGATACTACTTATGTAAGTTCTGATTTCACACACGATGACCTAACTGGATATGTAGCTAATGAACATATTGATTGGACAAATGCAACTGAAAGTATTTCTACAACAGGGGATATAACAGGAACTATAATCTATGGAGATGGTTCTAACTTAACAGGCGTTGGTGCTGCTGCTGCAACTGCTCTAACAATTTTATGTAAAGCAGCAGAGAATATTGATAAAGGAGAGATTGTTTATGTTTCAGGTGTTACTGGAAATATGCCCCAAGTTTCTTTAGCAGATAATACCGACGCTGCTAAACATTGGGTTTGTGGGATGGCTGCTGAAACTAAGACATCAGGACAGAATATTTTAATTAGAGTAAGAGGAGAGGTGACATCTATTAATACAAATGCCTTTGAGGCAGGAGATGTAATATATTTAAGCACTGGGGGGGCTATGGTAAATACAGCCCCTACATCTGGAGCGATTGAGACGCTTGGATATGTAACAGTTAAAGCAATCAACACAGGGGAAGTTGTTTTAATGCATCACTCCCCGCATAACATCACAGCTCCATCTGGAGATGACACAATAGTAAGGATGGGAGATAGTGTAGGGGCAAACAAATGTTATTTTAAAGACTATGCAAACAATGAAGTCGCGGCCATTGATAGTGATGGGAATATTACAACATCAGGAACAGTTGATGGAATTGATATAGCTACTGATGTTGCAAACAACACAACTCATAGAGGATTAACAAATCCTCATATAGATTGGACAGCAGACCAAGGTGCAACAAATATTCATGCTGGAAATTACACTGATACAACTTACACAGCAGGAGACTTTGCACATAATTCTCTAAGTGGTTTAAATGATGGAGATAGTTATGAGCATATAACTCAAACTCAAAAGGATGCACTACACACTCAAAACACAGACACTGCCTTAGGTAGTGGAGCAGTTGCAGCAGACCACGGAACAGCAGCAACTGACCAAATAATAAATGTATGTTATGGAACAGGAGACCCGCCAACTGCAAACACGACGACGATTGGCACTCTCTTTGTGAAATACACAGCTTAAAATGGCAGCAATAGATGTTGGGAGTGGGGCAACTGCTTATAATGATGATAGTATCGAAGCATATACCTACATAGATAAAAACAATCCTGCGAACGCATCGGGAACAATAACGAAGGTTTATTTTGATGGTTATTATGCCACTTCATTAAATATTAAATTTGGGATATTCAGGGAGGGAGCATCTAATGTTTTTACGACTGTGGATTTTGTAGATTTAGGATTGCAAACAACACCTGCTGGATTAGCTGGAATTGATGTAGATTTAGATATAGAAGAAGGAGATTATATTGGATTTTATTGCTCTGGGGAAGGCTCACAGAGAGTGTGGATAAGCACAAATTCTGGGGATGGTTATTGGAGATTATCTGGGGATTATATCGATGTAACAGACCAAAGTTTTTCTTTTACCTCAACGCGTAAATTAGCAATTTATGGAACTGGAGAAACAGCATCAACAGGAACAAACATGAAAATTAACATCGGTGACGCTTGGAAAGATGTTGATAGTATGAAAATAAATGTTGGTGATGTTTGGAAAGATGTTGCAGAAGTTAAGCAAAATATTGGAGATGTTTGGAAAACTGTGTATTAGCGGTAGCTCCGATAGATTTATTAATTCTATTTGTTATATTAAATTAGCCTTGAGGATTCAGTTTCCGAAGGGTTAGAGTTCGACTGGGATGTGCTGGAGCATCCCATTTATTCTATCACACATATATTTATAAAGGAGTAATTACTAGTAATTACATGAAAGGCAGTATAGTAATAAGGATGTATGCAACTACTCTAAATAGAATTAGAAGAAACTTCAAAGCACAGCGAGGAGAAACTTTAGGAAATTATTTTGAAAGATTAAGTAAATATTTTGAAAATTATGTTAATGTTGGAGCAAATTTAAAATGAAAGAATTTAAATTAAGTGAGAAAGTTTTAAGAGATATTGCACCAGCCAATCAAGATTATATTTTATTAAAAGATGTCAAAGAATTTATAAGATTGATTAAAGAGGAAATTCATTCAATAATCAAAAATGTAAATAACAATAAATTTTCTATGCCAGAAAAAACTATTATTAGAATAGAAAATGAATTTTCAAGGTTTATCTTTAAACTTGACAAACTCGCAGGAGATGACCTTTTAAAATGAAAGAATTTAAATTAAGTTCGAAAGGAAAAGAATGGAGAAAAGAAGGAATGATTAAAGGAGATTGTTTTTTTCATATTGAAGATGTCAAAGAATTTATAAGATTGTTGAAAGAAAAATTACTACGGGAAGAAATAAAATATCCAAACAAAAATTCATCTTCTTATGATAGAGTTCCTTTAGGAGAAATAAAAGAAACTATTGATAAATTATCAGGAGATTTAAAATGACAAAAATTATAAAAATAGGTTGGAGAAAATATATTATAATAATAGACACTGATAACCTTGAATTTATAACTCACATAAAAAAACTTATGAAAAAGAATTTCCCTAAATTTAAATTTGTAATTATAACAAAAACCTTTTAAAATGATGTTTGAAGATGAAGTAAAACCAGAGATTGAAGATTTAATATTAGAGCAGCTTAGAGATGACGAACTTATTGAGAAATTCGACATGAAATTTGAAAGGGGGTTAAAAGAAAATGGAAGATAAAATAACAGCAATATGTCAAGAGTGCGGAAAGCAATTTGATTATGTGTTAAAGCCTGGATTTCCGAGAAAGTATTGTGTAGAGTGTTCAGCAATTAAGAAAGCTCAATTTGCTAATAAAGATAAAGCTGTTGAAGTTGTAAAGCCTGGAGTTAATGTGAAAGTAGATGGAACTTATGTTGGAAACAATCCAACTAATAAAACAGCGACAAGCATTGTAATTAATCAAACAGAGAAGCCACATAGTTATGAGTTTGGGCCAGCAGGTCAAAGGCACAAGATATACTATGCTACTGTGTTAGAATTAAAGGACCAAATACAACAGCTTAAGGCTCAAGATTTAATATTTGAATCTTTGGAGTAAATCATAGTCCCGTGTGGGTTAAGGACTAAAGTATGAGGGGTAGCCGACATCTACCTCTGAGACCCACAATCATACTCACGGGTGAA